AATTGTTAGTAGAGATTTCACTTACTTTCAACCAATCCATTGTTTCAATAGTCAATGTACTGCCGTCGCCGAATTGATCAGCTACAGCTTGCCATAAATTGCCACGTACACCTTCAGCAATTGGATCAGTTGATGCTTGCCAAACTATATCACCTGTATAATAGTTTTCAGCAATGTCATATACTCCTCTGTATTGAGGATTTTCCATGTGATTCCAGCCCGAGCCACTATTTTTAAATAGATATACTCTACCGGAATTATTTTGAGAACCTATTGCACTCACGGCAAGGAAATAATTTGTTCCGTCAAATCCAGCAGTAATTTCAGAACCAAATTTTTCTAAGTCAAAAGGACGAGGGCTGGCAAATGCTGCGGTGTTAGTGTATCTTCCGTTGACATATTGATACACGGCTATCATGCCTTGATTTAAGGAGCCACCGTCTCTACCATCTGACAACACAGGGATATTTGTTGCTAATTCCCAGTCGTCGGTGTTTATTGCTAAAGTTGTACTGCCATCACTGTCGTTAGGACTCAATGCCTTCCATAGTCTACCTTGGTATAAAACAATGTCATCTTGTGCATAACGGACATCTGAACCCCATTCGCCTTGATAATTTGTTAACACACTGCTAGCTAACGGTGCTCCAACAATTAAATATTTTCCGTCTGGAGTAATTGCCATTGCATCGCCAAATGATCCTAGTGCAGCAGCAAACAGTCCTACTGGTGGAGAAACAATTTGTTTTAACTGTAATCCAGTATCAGTTTCTACATAAACTGTAACAAATCCAGAACCCGGAATACTTGAGATAACTTGCTTATTAATGTTATCATAAATGACTTTTTTACCTGCATTTAACGGAGTAGTAGTTCCATAGTCGGATATTAATTTAGAAGAATAAACATTATTTTTCTCAACTATTTCCCATAAATCGCTACCATTATTATCAACAAATAATCTAGATTTATTTTTTAATAGTGCTATCGTTGCAGTATCTAATGACTCGTAATCAGCAAATCGGCTTTCGCTTAATAGTTGTAAATTGATTGTAGAACTAAAATCAATAACAGGATCTTCTATTGCTGCATCAACTGCAACAGTTATAGTGGTATTTGTAACTTCAACAATTTGATAAAAGCCAATTAAATTTGTTAATTCTCTAAATCCAACGTAGTCATTTATTTCTAAAGAGTGAGGTCTATTCAATGTAACTTCTACTAAGGTATCACTTACTCTGCTAACATCAGTTACAGATACCGTTGCTGATTCATTAACTCTTAACACAGTCCATGAGTCTTTATCAAACGTTACCCATATGTGGTCGTTATCGTTTACTGTGGTAATATCTAATGTTGTTAACTCTGAGCGTGTTGCAATTACATGATCGTAATCATTTGTTGAAACATATCCAGCAGTCATCATAGGTTCGGCATTTGTCGAAACAGGATTAACATTAGTAGAATAAGGAATCGGAGAAATTGTAAAATCTGCATTTGTTATTCTGTAATCTTGATCAGTAACATTACTAACAACTGCTGATTCTAATAACAACGATTGAGGATTCAATTGAAGTTTATTTTTTTCTAATTGAATTTCAATTTCGGATATTTCTGCTGTTCCGCCCAGGCGTCCTACTAAAAATGCCCATTCTTCATTCAATACAATACTATCCGATCCTGAGCGACTTAGTTTACCAAATATCTTGGTAATAGCATTGGCTGTGCCTTTTTCTCGTATAAATCCCTGGTACAGTTGAAACTGTGTTACAGAATCTGATGATAAGTTTTGTAGATATGTTCTAGTTTGATAACCGATTGTATGTCTTGCTAAATCTCTATTGCTCTTATCTAATCCATCAGAGGTCACTTCGAAGTAATCTGCAAAGCCTTTAATTTTATAATCAAAGTTAGCAACTAATTGTTTTTTTGGAGTAGTATCTAACTTAGTCCAGAAAGTATCATCAAACGTTTCAGTACCTAGCTGGTTGGTTAAACTTGTCCAATTGTAACTTCTGTAAGCTACAATATCTCCTAGTTTGTAATCAGTATATGGTAACCATGTTTGAATGTTTACATTATCAAATAGGAATCCAGGACTAGTGTAATCACCATCCCAATCAGTTGTACGGAATCCTTGTACCTTAATACGTCCTTGACGATATCCAGTAGTCTTGTCATAGATGATGTCGTTGAATACCGTACGGTCATCAAATATAGTAACATGTTCTTTTAAAACATAATATAGTTTTAGATAATAGATACCGTCAGTAGTATTAGTAGTAGTAACTGTAATTGTTTGGAATTCTCTATTAACGTCAATAAATTGAGGTTGCAGAGGTTTACCGTCACCTTTAAGAACTTGATAGTTATAAAATCCATCTAATATGCTGTCAGCAACTCCGACCGGTACAGTGATGTTAACTTTTTGCGCTGCTGGGCTAATAGAAATTAACGCACCTACTTGCCAGTTATGCTTGGTCCAGAACATAAATTCTTTACCTGCAGATAGCCAGTCTTGAGATACTTTATTTTCTGGATCGTAATTGTCAAACGTAAATCCAACACTTTTTAGGTATGCTTCATATCCTAGTAGGAAATCTATAACCTGTTGAATATTTGTAAACTGTGTACCGTAGCTTAGTTTTTTAACAGATAGCGTATTAAATGTTTTTCTTCTAAATGCTTCTACTGCACCGACCTGCGGTACGCCTGCTAACTTCTTCCATAGTGTTTCATCGAATACAGTAGAACTGGTGTGACTTTTTAATGCTCTGTAGAAAGTATTATTATTTCTAACTAAGATTCCGTTATTGTATATTTTACCTTCGGCCCAATCTAAGAAACTTTCGCTTACTCCACCTACAGAAATCAATGGATCTCGCTGATTTGACATTGCCTGGAAATAATTAAAGTACGGTAATACATCGTCATAGCCGTTGATTACCCATCCGCCGTTGGTTTTTTCTAAAATTATACCGCTGTATGTAATGTTTGCAATAGGACTACTTACATTAAAAATAATGTCATAGTTTTCTTGCGGAACAAAAATACTGCTTGATGTAGCATTTGGATTTTTTGAATCTAATAAGAATTTTTGTTGAGATTGATCAACAAATCCGCTCATTCTATAGGACAATGCAACATCAAGATTTGAAATTTTATCCCATAATGTATTAGAGTTTATTCCTCTAGACTTAACATAATCAATAATATATTTTACTAGACCTACAGATAAATCATTTTTGTGAATTGCAAAATCAGCTAATTCAATAAATGTTTCTGTATCTGAGTGAATTGTTTGTCCTAGAATATTTAAAGATACTCTAGATCTATCAAAGCTATCAGAAATAAATTCAAACGGCTTTAACAAACACATTGCCAGTGTTACAGCGAACGGCCATTCTGAACTGGATCTCCAAGCATGTTCTGCCGGTCCGATGTCGCCAAATGCAAACGATCCTTGATTGTTAATTAATGAAAAATTTTGAGCTAGCCCTGAATCCAATGGGCTTAGTAACATGCCGTCACCGTCTACTGGTATATGACTCAATAAGGTAGGACGCTTGTAACGATCGTAGATACCGGCTCGAGTACCTTGACGGACAACGCCGGCTGCTAGGTCTTCCCACAGAATCAGGTTGCCGCTAGTGTAAGGTGCTGCTCCGTATTCTGCTTCCCACCATACAGGCTGCTCTGAGAAACCTAACATTTCCCAAGGACAACGGTGCGGACGATCGGTATCGTAGAACCAAGTGTATACTCCTCTCCAGTAACCTGGCAAGCTGATAGTTTTTGTTGGATCAGCCATTCTAGAATAGGTATAGGTAAAACTATCTTGGCTATCAAAATAAGTGTTTAATGTATAATTAATGTTGGTATTTTGAATCCATTTTAGGAATTCTTGATTTACAATAACATCAAGTTGAGATTTTTTGTAAACTCCAACTCCGTTATAACCACCAACAATATCATCTATATTAAAAATAGTTTCGTTATAATCTTGTTTAATATTGTTATAAATTCTGTATTCTAGTTCTAACAATAACTGATCTCTAAAGTCGCCAAATGTTGTACTAATACTTCCGTCGTGACCTTGTATTACTTCTCTAGGTTCTACAAACGTATCATCAACAAATTTCATTGGGGTATATTTTTTATATAATCCCATAGAGGTAGGCGTAGGGGGAATATAGTTTGTTGCAGTTGAAACATACTCTCTAATTTCAACTTGGTCGCCTTCTGCTAGTGTTATTAGCAATTGCACAAAACCAAATGTAGAGTTAAATGTGTAATCTCTTGTGTTTAATAGTTGTAAACCGTTATGGTATACATATACTGTTCGTGTGCTCAGTGTTACTAGGTCAAATTTTTCTGACAACGCATATGTAATAATACCGGTGTCTTCGACTGTGTAATTGATTGCAGTGTATGCTCCGGCACCTAACATGTCTGATCCTGCAAACGGGCTGTCTACATTTTTAGTTTTAGTTAGGCTATTAATAATATCGTCAGTAAAATCTACAATATTATCATTGAAATCAATTTCCAACGATCTTGCTAAGAAATTATTTTTAAAATCACTATAGGCTTTCCTAGCATATTGAAGAGACTTAATAACGTTGTGAGTTTTATCACACAATGTCATCATTGTTACAGGTGTTAATCCTGAATGTTTTAAAAATCGTTTACTGTATTGTTGATAGCCTGACAGATCTTTTAGATTAGAATTACCCGGTACAATACCGTCAATGTCTGTATTAAACTCTAATGCTGTTGTTAAATGGTCAATTGCTTGCCCTAACGTAAACGATTGTAATGTATCATTTAAAGGATTTTTTTCTAAGCCGACAGGAATTTCATAATATCCTTCTTCAGGAACAATGCTGCCGATTAATTTTATAGAAACTGCATCGTTTACAGAAAAATCTGTATCAAAGGTAAACGTTCCGCTATTTCTAGACCAGGTTCCTAAATATTTGATTCCGTTGACATAAAAGTTAATTATTGGGTCGGCTATGATATTGTCCCAAATAACTGTTTTAAAGGTCAATGTGTTAGTTACAGATTTTACCAATTGACTGTCAATTATAGGTTGTATAAAGTCTTGACTTAAATGTGTCCAACCGTTACTGTACTCGTCACTAGCAATGTTATTAAATTTATAAAATCCTGTGTTGAGATTCTTAGTTTGAAATAGTCGATTTACTGTATAATTAAAAGACTCAGTGTCCCACATCCAGTTGAATTGAATATCGCCAATGTTGTTAATATTAAGATAGCTGATGCTAAATCCTAACTCGGTGTCAACAACGCTATTACCTAATTTATAACCTAATATTTCGGTTCCGGCAAAAGTGCTAGTAGGATAGGTTGCTGTGTCTGTAAAACTCACACCGTTAGCATCATATGCATCAAATCGTGGAGGTTGATTAACTCCTGTCTTGGGTTGGCTTTCTGTCCAGCGGCTTCCATTAAAGTGAAACATTTTTCCGCCGTTGACTACTCCTCTACGAACCAATACACCTTCACCAAGAATTGATTCTGCATCTACGGATTCTTTTAAATGTAGTTGACGTGTGTTTTTAAATGTGATAAACGATACTTCATAAATTTTATTATTTGCAAGGTTATCTGTGTCTGATACAATTAAAACTCTTGCACCTTCGAATAAAAATTCACCATCAATATTATATCCTGCACTTCCTTCAATATTACTAAAAATATCAGTGGTAAAGGTGTCAATGTAATCAACAGTAGGCTTAGCAATAGAACCATGATTGAACAGTTGCAGATTTGATTTAAATTCAATAATTGGGCGCTTTGCTCGTAACGATTCTGTTGCAGGGAAATCTTCCCCTCTTAGAGAATATGCTTGTTCCAGTACGCTTCTATGAAACCAACGATTGTAACGACTCCACGGATTAGAGTCTCTACTATCTCGTTTGATTGTTATATAATCTTTATATGTTGGATATGCTGCGGCATCGTCGAATGGCTGGGTATCAAATCCTTCATTGTCAAATAATACTTCGGGCACATCAGTTGTTAATACAGGAACTACAAGATCAGTAAATCGTGTAAGAGTAATTGCTTCGCCAACTCCTTCAACTAGCCAGGTATCTGTAGCATATTTTGACGGAGTTACTGTTCCTCTGAATTCGAGTACCATACCGTTTGATAAAGTTACACCGTTACTCGAAGTATATGTTGATTTACCTACTAGTTCTTGTTCAACATTTATTGCAGTATTATCTTCAATATTTGATATTAACAATCTACCAAACATGTCGGGAGTAATTAAACTTTGATAATATAATGTATCTGGAGCATCAAACGGAACTTTGAATGTTAATGTTCCATTTTCAATTCCGTTATTAGTAATGCCTTTTGAATATTCTAGTGCGGTACCAGCAGAAGCTGGTTCGATATATTGCCAATCTTGACTGTCAATAGTAATAGAGCTGCCGTCTAACGGAGATACATCTACTTTAGCTCTCCATAGTTTGTTGTCGGATACTACTAGATCGCCTGCACTGTAAGACTTGTATGGTTGAAAAATTAACGAACCTGTATCGTAATTTGTTCTTATCGAAAATCCTTGGCCAGGAGCATTTACTTTAAACTTGTAAGTCTGCCCTCTATATAAAGTAAGGGTGGGATTGTTTGTAAACGAATCAGGTGTAAGTACAAATGAGTTACCTGTAGTACCCAATGCTACCTTATAAGTACTGGTGATTTTAGTCGACTGTCCGGAGATAACGATGCTACGTGGGCCACTGGGTTCCCAATAGTATTCTCTGTAGTTAATAAACTTATCCCAATCAACTGGAGGATTCCATGTATAGTGCTCTTGGTTAGTGATGTTGTCATCGCGATCGTCTACATTTCCAAAGAATTTTAATTGATTTTTTAAATCAATGTAGTCATAGAAATTTTCTACAGTGTCTTGATTTTTATATACAACGCCAGGTTCTAATTGATACCTGCTTCTTAAAGTATTGTCTGAATCAACATACACGTCAGCGCCGGTGTATGTTTTGTCATACTTGCGGCCAGCATATCCTACGACTTTATCAAGTACACCGGGTTGAACTAACGGATCTAATACTCCCGATAAAAACTTCTCATTTGCACTAGTTTGAAAAACTACAGGAAGAAGATCAACTGTTCTTCTAATTGGTACACCACTGTTTGGATAAAATTTATTTGCCATAATCTTTTAGTATGTTGTTGATACAACGCTGTTAATATTTGCACCTATTTCAGATGATGTGATTGCTGTGACTATTTCAACATCGTCAACTGTTGCGCCGCTAATTAATATCTCGTCTGATTTACTTTGAATTTCAAATAGGCTTCCAAATACCTGTGTAGATTGTTTAGGAACAATAACAATATTTGCTAAATCCGGAGCGACGGTATTTAAAATATAAGTTGTTAATTCGCTCATATAAAATCTGTCACCAAAGTCCCAATTGGTTATGTCAAAAAAGCTGTTAATTGCTGTAATAACTCTAACTTTTAAATCATTATCGTTAATAGTTCTATTAGGATTCTTAACTACTTTAAAAGTAGCCTGCAATTTTGCATCTGCTTTGCTGCCAAATAAAACTTTATATTTTACTGAATGATAAATTATTTCGTCGCTTAAAGATTTGATGTTAGCCAAGTTTGTACCAAAAGAAATCCGCAAACTATCACTATCAGGTGCTACTGGTTCAGTAGGCAACGCTCCGGCCAGGTATAATCTATAATCGTCATTGTATGATCTTGTCAGCATATAAAGATCAATAATATTGCTAGAACTAGGATCAATCCTACGACTTTCACTGGCATTATGTATGTATTGGAATTTTAAATTACGTCTACCTATGTTGGCTTTATATGATGTAATCAAATCAAGTGTGTTGGTTGTTCTATTCACTTGCTTGACTACATCTACATCAACATCATAAAAGTAAATTAGTTGTCCGGCTGGATACGTTACCGTGTCATTAAAATCAATTGCAGATTCTTTTTCTCTAATTAATATTAAATTATTTGAATTGTCTAACAATTCAAAATATGTTGTTCCGTACTGGTCAGTTGTTTCTTGAAAAAACAAATAATTTAAATCTTGGTCTGTTCCTACAATTTGTTCAAATGCTTCAGGATTGTCTATTACTCCGTTATTATTCGAATCGTAAAATGCTAATTTGACTTCGGCGGTGCTTTCATATCCGTCATCAAACTTAATTGTATCGTTTAATGTGAAAGGAATATCTTGTTTTAATTCAGTAACGGAATTACTTCCGGTGTTTATGCCTAATACTTTTACTTGATCCTTAACAACATTTCCTAACTTATCGTTGTACTGAGCTTCATTAGTATCAAGGTAAAATCTATTTTGCTTAACACTACCGAAAACGTAACTTAGTTTTCTAACTCTAATAGAGTAACGGTCTGCTTGTTTAACAAACGCTACTGTCCACGAAGAATCAACGTTGGTATTCGTAGTATCGCCGGCTTTACCTAAACTAAAATCACTAACAAGATTAATGTTAGATGCAGTAATGATATTCCAAGTCGAAGTTAATATATCGTATCGTAACCCGAAATTTAAATTTTGAAAAGTTTGATTTACAATTTCAGTTTGTAATGAAGTTGTTAGATCGTTAGCAAATCGTGGAACAATCCTAGTGGCTATTGCTCCAGTTGGTACTACATCGCTTAATGTTATCGGACCTAATCCGTTAGTTAAGATTCCTCTGCCAGCATTGGTACCATCCCCTACAACCTTTACAGTGTTAGTCCATATCCTGTCAGTCTGTGCAGGATCAGCTAGATCAATTGGTACTATCTTGCCGGCTTTAAATGCACTTCCTGCTGGTGGTACAAATTTAATTAATGCACCAGTGAACAGATATTTTAATTCACTAGTAGAATATGTACCTACTTTTAATAATTCCCCAACTTTTGTAAAGTATCCTGTAGGAGTTGTTGTAGTGATCGATTGCCAAATAGTATTTGTATCTGTAAATAAAATCTTATCAAAGTTTGTAAAATAAAAATTATAAACATCGGCATCTGTAAATTCAGGCTCAATAACGTTATTAATAAAATTAATAATATCTATTCTACTATTAAATTTAAAAGATAAAGTATTTTCGCCACTTTCTTTATAAACATATCCGTCGTCGCAAAAAATATTTACAGAACTATATTTTCCTGACGCATCGATAATATCATAATTTCTAGAAATGCCGCTAGATGTTCTATTGATAGCTTTAATCTTTACAATATTTTGACTACTGGCCAACGGTGCTAGGTTATAATCCTCAGCAGTGATCATTCTGTTCTGAGTGTAGTATACTGCGGGAGCATTGGTTCGAATTGTATCAATATCTTCTGCTGCCGCGGAATTTGCAACTGTAGACTGTAATGCAAGTCCAACGGTTAATGTATGTGCAACTCCTGTAGAATTAACATAATTAATGCTTATGTTGATGCCGCGCATATCGCTAGGATACACCGTGTATGACAACCCGTTACTTGTTCTATAGTAAACTCTAAATGCACCTTGTGGTAGGTTACCGTAAATACCATCTGCAAATACTAGATCAATGTTATCATTTTCTTTAGTATTAATTGCATAAATGTCTCTAATATTTTGATTTACGCTGTTGTAGGCAATATTATTTCCTACAAGAGATGACACTTTAGTCCACTCGCTTAGTTGAGATCCTGCAGATGTTAGGGAAAATAACCAAATATCATCATTGTTGATATTTGATGCATCAACTGCAATTTTTTCATTTGTCGTAGGAACGTCTACACTAAAATCAGCAAGTTCTAATGTTCCTTGTTTAAACAGTAGGAAGAAACCAGTGTTAGCACTGCCAGGGCCTGACCCATCATTTTTATAAACAAATCCTAGTTGATTTCCAGGAACGGGAGGTTCCTCGTAAATGTTTTCGCTGTTGGCAAACGCGGTAGAAACAATCTCAAACGGCATTCCTCTAGATGCTACAGTTTTACTGAACGCAAATAACGGAACATCGGTGCTGGTTGTTCTTAACCGATATTGCTCAGTAGGAATACCTTGAATAGTAGCGGAACCCTGACTACGACCAAACTCTGTATTATCCGACATGGCAGAATTTACTACTAAAATAAACTGCTCTAGCCAATTAGTGTTAGTAGGGTCATTCCAACTAATATTTTGATTAGCTAGATTTTTACCATTACTATCTAAAATAGTATCTGTTGTAGTGATTGATGTAAATTTTAAAAGACCATTAGATGAAACATTACGTTTGGCATTGTACGAAAGCATGCGTGCAATGCGCAGGACGCTTTCTTTTGTCTCAGCTAGCTCAATAAAGTTCTCGCGGCTGGCTAAATCAATACGGAAGGATAGGCTTTGCCCTAAGAATGCAATCGCATCGATAAGCGCCATGTATTCACTACTTTCAATATAATCATTGAAATCTTCTGGATAATTCTCACGAAGATATGTGATTATAACGCGGCGTAGATTTTCAAAATCGTAACTTTTAAAGTCTGCGTTTTTGAATGTTTGGTAAATTCTGGTCCAATCTTGGTTCAGAATTAAATTATTTTGTCTGCTTGTTGTAGTCATTTCCTATCCCTATACCAATATTTATCTAACAAAATTAAGTGGTCACATTATGACGGAATTAGTTTTATCAAAATTAAAAGACATGCGTTCATTAACGTTAAAAGGGATATAAACAATGTCTGCTTGTATCCTAATACCTTGATCCGTTGTGTCTATTTGTATTTCATTTACTGCAATTCTAGGATCGTAGTTGATAATATCTTCAACATCTTTAGCAATTATTTTCTTAACTTCGTCAGTAAATTGTTCGAAAAGCATGTCCCATATAACTGTCCCAAATTCTGGATTTTCTAATTTCTCACCTTTACGGATATAGAAATGATTTATAATGTCTTGTTTAACAAGGTCAATATCATAGAGTTTATAGTTATTGGCAGATTCGACAGAACTAAATCCTTTGTAGGTAAGCACTCCTAAGTTGTTGGTAACTTGTGCATTTGAAGTTGCTACAGTTTTTTGATTGTACAGTTTGGTTGCCATATTAATCTATATCCCTATCAGTGTTATCAGGTGTTAATTGTGTCGGAGCCTGATTCTCATGTAACGGCCACGGTTCATGCATCGGAACACGTTTCATAAAACTCTGTACAATGCCGGACTGATATCGCTTTGTCTGCCAGCCTGCGCCTGTACTAGTCGCTGGATTATCTCTTAATTTGTAAGGTCTTACAAAGTCAGATACTTCAGCAGGAGTTGCATTTGTTGTATCATTTAAATGTATTGTAGGAGCGGTTTCTATAATCTGTGCAGAACTTCCTAAACTTAGATCGCCTGTAGAGCTAACTCGTAACTCACCGCTCGATGCAATGTCTAAATTATTATTGGTTGATATTTTTCCGGCAGCACCTACAAGTATGTCAAGATCTGCACCCACTGTTAATAAAGAATTTCCGTTGATTAGAAACTCCATATCGCTGCCTATTTCGGCATGCCACTTGCCTGTCTCTGTTCTAAAGTTCATGTTGCGGCCAGCTTCAAAGTTGATATCTCTATCAGCACGGAAGTTAAAATCTTGTTTAGTATGAATGCTAATACTGTCTTCCGCGTAGATGTCTATCTTGCCATTGCTGGTCATTTCTATCCAAGTAGTTCCTCGAGCATTTCCAATGTAGATCAAGTCTTCACTGTTGTGCATCAACAACTGGTGACCGGTTCTTGTTCTAACTCTAAAATATTCTCCGTAGGGAATTTCTGCTTGCCCAGTTCCTTTACCTTCTAGTAGGTCTACGTAGCTCACTGGACCGTCGGCAGCCGAAGTAGTTCGATGATACCTATCATCACCGTCATCCATTACAAACTGTGTTCCACCCAGTCTACTAACTGGCACTGGCTCTGTGGTATCGCCAATTTTTCCTTTCTTAGCTTTTTTAGCATTAGTTCTACGATCAAGAGGACCCGGAGTTGAAATTCCAAATACAGAACTAGGCGCTTCTCGTCTAGGTGACGACGTTGATACACCTCTAACATCATCTTCTAATAGGCCTTGTTCTAAGAACCTATCTGCAATAGGATGAACAACTTTTTTAATTTTTTCAGGGTTGATTTCTTGCTTGCCACCTTGGCCGCTATCTCCAAACGCATTAAATCTTTTGTTAATTTCAGCAACAGGCAGAGGAAATTTAGTATTTCCGTATCTTGCCTTGTCAGTGGGATCTAATGTATTTTCAGTCGTGCCTGCAATCGCAGGCACCATGTTGTTAATGTAATTTCCGGGTACGCATGCAATCCAAAAACATTGACTTTCGTCGGAATCAGCAAATATAACCAGCACGTTAACTCCAACATCGGGTGGTACAAACCACATGCCATAGCTTTTTTGTGTATCATTAAATCCTTCTAAAGTAGATTTAGATCCATCGTTCTGCCCCATAAATTCAAACGGCGTATATCCAAAGAACGGACTTGCATACTTTGCAATGTATGTTTCGGCATCTTCTCCAGCTGTATTAGATTGACTTTTTAACAACTGCACTTCGAGTCCGCCCATGAAAGTAGGGTCGAGGTGACTTATTACTCTGGCCAAATATGGACCATTGCTTAGATTATTTTTTTTACCTTCGTTTTCTGCCGACGGTCTTTGTAACTCTGCCATTAATTAGTTTCCTAGATCTCTGTAATATCTAAAACCTGTAACAGGACGAGCCTGATTAGAGGTAGTAGTTGTTTTAGTAGATGCTTGCGCTGGTGTATTTGATGTGGTGTTTGGAGTTTTTATTGAAGTTGTACCGTTAGCGTTATCAATGTTCGAAGTCTTTGGAGGCGCAACTTCTTTAATTTCAATAGCACTAGCATCTGTTTTACTAATAACACTAGGACTGCTTCCTTGAGAAGTTTTGCTTGCTTCTGGTCCTTGTGGTCCTGGCATTCTTAAACATTTTAATTTTTGTTTCCAAGTGCCATCTTGAAAATTGTTTTCGCACTGTACTACTCGATAGATCCCACCGAACGGACTTTCTTTTCCTGCTACTGCAAAATCATATAACCCTGTAGTTTCGTTGACATCAGTAGGCGTTTTAAAAGTTAAGTAGATGTACACATTACCACTTTCATAATTCATTGTGCCATCGTTTGTTATTTGCGCACTCTGTGAAGATACTTCGGCAAAATAATTTCCCATGCCGCTGTCGATTAGCCAATACGGATCGCCTAGTATTTCTAGATTTACTGAAATTAAATCGGCGCTGCCTCCACTAAGGAACGACTGTTGAAAGTTTTCTGCAACATTTTGTTCAACTGACTTATCGCCGGAACCACCTTTATAACCTGCTAGTAATTTAGCATTACGTTTGGGTCTTGCTCGACCTAATTGCGCAGCTTGAGCAGCTGGTGCTTGGCCTTTCCCAGTTTCTGTTTTTTTATTAATTTTCTCTGCTGTGCCGCCTTGGTCTTGATTTCCCGTAGTTGCTGCATCTTTTTCCGCCTTGGGTGCTACTCCGGAATAAAATAAATTGTTAATATCAATATCAAATTTTAATACGTCCACATTCTGTCCAGTGTATATGTATTGATATTCTTTGGCAATTAATTTTTGTAATTCTGCATACCCAATAGGAGCGGAGCTTGGATTAGAAAAAATACTTTGGTGGATGTAATACGGCACTACTCTGTAAATTACCTTTTTAGCATAATCACCTACTATAGGATCATAGTCTAACAGTTGTATCTGTACATCAAGTTTAAACCATTTGATATATCCAGCGTCAGTGGGTTTTTCTGTAATGGCATTAGAGGCATATTTTGAACTGAGAATAATTTGATTAATCATTGATGTTAGTGTTTGCCCTTGTCCAAATTGAAATGCTCTTAACTTTGGATCAATAGTCATACCATCACGTTTAATAATTCCTGTTTTTTGATCTATCTGATCCTGAGAACGCTTGAAAGCATGATTTCCGCCAGTAGATTGATCAAATCCCAAACTTGCTGTTCCGATAATATTCACAGGTTTTGACTTTATGTCTTCTTGTGCTACGGCCGAGCCAACAATCTTTTTAGGATCTACGGGAGCAGCTGGATCAACTGTTGCGGTCGTTGCAGTGTTAGGTGAGCCAGCAGACGAATACATAATTCCAGAAATTGTTGGAAATTCTATATAGTACTGATCAGCAACGCCGATTCGACCTTCTTTTTTTAATTTTTCTTCGTTTGCATTCAACACACTTGCCAGACTAGACTTTCCTGTACTAAGAAGTTCAGATACATTGCCGAGGCCTCCGGTGTCTCCAGTTATTTTTAAATCACTGTAGGATACGTTAGTCGAATCAGAAAATCCTTGATGATTATAAGGAATAGCTTCTACTTTATAATTACTTCCGCCTTCTGTAACATTAAACTTCATCGAAGTTAATTTTAATGTAAAGAATTTAGGCTTGACTGTTTTAATTA